CTTACATTTCCACCAGTTCTGATTTCTATTTCAAGGTTTTCAAAATCATTATCTGCTTTGGATATATGTTCTAAAGTTTTATCAGTTGATGATGCATCACAAATAATAACTCGGATTTTGGTACTTAATTCTTGTCTTGATAAATACCATAATGTATTGTATATATACCTCTCTTCATTATACGAGGGTATGACCACGGTAAATAATTCTGATGTATTCATAATAAAAAAGGAGGATTTGTTGCCTCCCTTGTTAGATAAATATCACTTAATCCTATAAAAGGTGTGGTTTTGCTTCATTAATTCCCGAATTCGTGACTACAACATAGGGTGGGCGGAATTCTTTTAGGGAACTAGCTCCACCATAAGATAATGCGGATTTAACACCATCCAATAAACCATTAATGATGAATTTTACTCCACCTTTGTATGGGATTGTTGTTGATTCTCCTTCCACATTTCTTTCTTGTTGACCATGAGCCGATTTGGTTTCTAATGAAGCAGAACCTCTATACCTCTTATAGAGACCTTTTGGAGTTTCAATTATTTTACCAGGAGCTTCATCAGTTCCTGCTAATAATGAACCCAACATTACAGAACTTGAGCCCAATGCAAGTGCCTTAGAAATATCACCCGAAGTTCTAATTCCACCGTCTGCCATAACGGGAGTTTTAGCAACTCGAATGATTTCCTCCAAACAACTTACATTTGGTATACCAAAACCTGTTTTTATTCTTGTTGTACAAAGTGAACCCCCACCGATACCAACTCTTAACCCATCTGCTCCATAAGTTTCTAACTCCATTGCAGCTTGAACAGTAGCGATGTTACCTGCAATGATATCAACTTTATCATCAAGATTATTTTTACACCATTTTATCATTTCTAATACATTTTTGTGGTGACCATGAGCAACATCTATCACAAGGATATTTGCTCCGCTATCAACTAGTGATTTGGCTCTGTCTTTATCCGATTCCGATACTCCTATTGAAGCCATAATAGGTATTTGGGCAATTTCTGAATGCCATGTATCATACATTATTCCCCAATCTTCAAAAGGTCCACCGAACCCTTCTCCATAAATTCTTTGATATAATGATTTTACAATTTTGGATTGCTCTTCAATACTCATGAATCTATGAATACAACCAACACCCCCCATCAAGAACATTTTGAAGGCCATTTCTTCTCCGCATACCGTATCCATTGGAGACGCTACGAGTGGATTTAAAAGACCATATCTTCTTGATACGAGAGTGTTAAGATTGATTTGTGTTCTGGAGGGAATATGAGAATATTGTGGTACTAATTGGATGTCATCGTAAGTAAGATGATAATTCATATAACTTGTATTTTAATCGTGATTTTCAGTTAGTAATTGTTTTCCAGAAGTTGGTGGAGTTGGTTCTGTTTGTGTGAGAGTATAATGCCAAGCACTCCCACTCGGATATCCGTATGTGGTCGATGTTGATGGATTGAATGTTATAGACCCACCTCCAGGTGTTGTTGTAATATATCCCGTTCCAGGAATTGTTCCATTATTTGGAACTCCCAATGGAAGTGATGGTGTTGGTTCATCATTAACCTTTGACAACACATCTTTTAATGCATCCCATTGTTTGGGTGTTATATTATATTCATGTACTCCTTGAGTAAATCCCTGTAACCAAAGGACGAATTCTTTTGATGTCATTACTTTAAAATTCCAATTAGTTCATGTTCTCTGAATAATAAGTATTCTTCATCGCCCAATTTGATTTTATTGGTTGCCTCGTCTTTTGAATAAAGAACTCTATCACCAACATTTACACTCATTGGAATTGAATTACCAGTTTGAGAAAATAATCCAGTACCAACTGCAATCACTTCTCCTTGAATTTTTTGTCCTCTACTGATTGAATCGTTTAGAATCAATCCTCCTTTTGATTTTTGTTCTACTTGGTCTGGTTTTACTAAAACTCTGTCTCCAAGTGGTTTAAAATTTGTTTCCATATTATATATTTAGTTTTAATTTTGTTATAACTTTGGGCTCTACCCCGTACATTTCACATAACTCTTTTACTCGTTCTCTACCTTTACGCGTGTTGTATAAGATTTCAAGATATTCTTCAGATTGGATTTGAGTAGTTTGATAATGTCTTGATACTATTTCAACTAACCACTTCTCATACGAATCTTCACCCTTGGCCTTCATGTATTTTAGAAAGGCCCTTGTTTTTGGTAAAAGGTCAATCAGAGCAAGATAACAAGCCTTAGGTGGTACTTCTTGAAGATGTGGTTGTAATTGGGCGACCATACCAACCCAATCTGGATTCATTGAAAGGAATCGGAATATCATATAGTTCGACCAAGTTTTGCGGTCGGACTCATCTAACTTATCCCAATACTTCGGGTCTTGTTCTTGGGTCACTGCCTTGATATGGTCAAATAATGTTTTTGCCATTACAATAAGGAATTTATTTCAATCAAGCAAGCGGCCATAGGAATTTCTTTATCTATGGAATGAAAATGATTTGTTTGTCCTTGTGAAAGGGCAAGAATAACATTTGCGGTATTACTTGGTGCGTATTCATCCACCCTATCATAAAGTAGGGTAAATAATTCAGTAAAATCTGTCACTCTACTATCAATCAAGGTCTGTCTCAATTTCATATAACGATTTCTTTTATCATCACCCGATTTAAGAATGTCCAAGATTTTCATCTTATAATCGTTTTCTAATAGATTCTCAACATCTACTTTAAGTACACCTTTATTTGAATTTAGTTGACACGTGTTGATAATTTTACGAATATCAGGATAACCAGAATCAATGATAGGTACTAAATCCTTAACTTCAAACTTTACATCTTCAGATTTAAGAATCTTTGATATTTGTATCGCTACATCTTTTTTAGTTGGTGGTACAATTTGGAAAGTTTGGCAACGAGATTGGATTGGTTCAATTACCTTCTCCACATAATTACACGTTAGGATAAATCTGCAATGTTTACTAAATGTTTCCATTAAGTTTCTTAAACTTGCTTGAGCATCCGGCGTCATGTAATCAAACTCATCAAGAATAATAATTTTGTTGTCCTTGAATCCAACCGTGGATGCAAAAGTTCTAACTTTATTTCTGATAATATCAATACCTCGTTCATCCGATGCGTTGATTAACATATAATCACAATTAGTAGAATTTACAATTAACTTTGCCAAGGTTGTCTTACCAGTACCTGCCCTTCCATAAAGAAGTAGGTGGGGAACGTCACCATTTTCAATGTAACCTTTTACTTTATCCTTTAGATGTTCGTTTCCCACATAGTTTTCCAATACACTTGGCCGGTATTTCTCTACCCACAAACTATTTTCTACTTTTTTATTATCGTTATTATCTGCGAAGAATGCCATGAGGATTATTTTTTAACTAGTTTCATATTATAATTGTTTACCTTTGGGGTTCTTTCAATCCCTTCCTTCAATACTAATTCTTGTTTAAACAATTTAGTATAGTCAATATGATGATGTGGTCTTCCATCTTTGTGTCTCTTATTTGTAAAAGTTACGATGTCTCCCCAATTTTTCTTTAATTCATCAAACTTTTTTTGTAATCCACTAAACTTATCTTGAGGGGTATCTTTACCGAACTCATAAATAGTAGTGGTATTTCCACCTTTCATACTACCCGTTGTTTGTTTACCCGATAATAAGGCATTGAAGTTTACGGTGCACAAATCTCCAGTTGATAATACTCTAAGGGATAAATCAGTATCTTCGTTATAAGTGCCTCTCCATCGCTCTTCCAATCGTTCATCTAATAACTTTGAGTTGATTAGGATACAAGAATAAGTACGCGTATTTCTAATGAATTGACCTCTACCAACATCTATTGCAGGAATGAATGATGCATACTGGCAAGATACCAATCCCAAGTTTTCATATCTATCACTAAAATCTTCCATGATTCTAAAAAATACACCATCTTTTACCTTCTTCTGGGTATTCTCATTCCATCTAAAAAATCCCAAGATGTTATCATCAATAATCCAATGTTTTTCATACCCTCTTTCTACTGAATGATGCCATACAAAGTTTCGTACAGGAATACCACCTTGTTTTCTTTCACTAAAATTCTCAGGTAATTTGATTACTTTGTTGATATCTATTCTTGGGTTTGCGATATAGTTATCATATTCTGCTGGTTCTACACAAATACGAAAATCGATACCCATTTCTTCTAATGTATCGATTGTCATAGTTTTCTCCCATCTACCCTTTGTAATAACATAAATAGGATACTTTGGATGTATCTTATGGGTGAACTCGTATTCGTGTTCCTTTAATGGGTGCTCATCTAACTCGTAATGAATGTAATTGTGCACAGTTGGGTTATGGTTAAACATTTTAAAGAACTCAGCACGTTCCATCTCATTATTTAATTGAACCTCAAATACATACCTATCATGCAATGAATCAGACCACTTGAATTCTGGCATATCAAACCAATCATCATTTTCCAAATCATGACCATTCAAGTGGCCATAATCCAATTCATAATACAAGGTGTAATCCCAGAACTTACCTTTGATTCTGGTATTATCTAATATTTCTTTTACTTTTTCTTTATTACTAGTGTGTACTTTCATTGATTTTACTTTCCCTCTAACCAATTTTTATATAAACTACCCTCTGCTCTACAACTCATGTGGTCTGCCCAATGAATAATATATGGTAATTCGGTTTTCAATTCACCACCATCAGAGTAATTAATAAAATATTTCTTAGCACCTTCATTATATAAACCATCTGCCATTTTAATTCCCAACATTTCATTTTGAGAATATTTTATACCATACTGATTCAACAACCAAAGTGCTCTATCAGTCACATCCATATAATAAAGTTCGGGATTGATTTTGAATGCAGAGTTTTGATTTTTTCTATGCCACTCTGATTCTTCTGGAATATAATGTGGTTTCTCACCATCACCAAGTTTTCCCAAATCGTGATGAAGTGCAGCAAAAAATAATTCTTCATCAGTAAAATTAATTCTACCACCTTGTTCTGCAAATAGTTTCTTGATACCGAATGCGTTTCTACACACATTCATCACATGGTCAATATAACCACCTACATACGCAGAGTGAAAATGTAGTTTCCCACTTGCAGGGGCAATAGTAAGTTCGGTTCCTAATTCGGTTTCCGAATACATATGAAGTAAATTTTCTAATCTATCAGGGTTATTTTTAAACACCTTCTTCAAAAACTCAATAAATTTATTGTAGTTTTCTTCTAATTGTTCTATTGAATAGTTTTTCATATAACTTATTTTTTATTTTTGTAATGATTAGAAAATCTCAACCAAATAATAATCTGAAGTGTATTGGTCAATTTCAAAATGAATATGAGAAAGACCTTGTGTAGAAATATTCAATGTAGCATCAGATGCCTCTTTGTTAGCCACAAGGATTTCTTTTAGGTATGTTGCTGAGAATGAAATTGGTTGGATATCACCTTCACACTCGCAATCAACTTCAATATCAATTCGGTTAGTGTTGATATTAGAATGACCGATACTAATTTGTCCTTTACCACCCTTACAAGTAAATGTAAAGTTATTCTCATCTGCAAGAGCACCTTTGGCCTTGATAAAAGTATTGATGAAACTTGAATCCAATTTAATTTTCACATCAAAGTTTGGAAGTTGTTTCAAGTCAGGTACATTTGGAATAACCGAAAGGTCAGCCAACATATAGTTAATTGAAGTAGATTTATCCTTGAATTTCAAAGATACTGCCTTACCATCAATATCTTGGATTGCGAAGTCTACACCATCACCAAGAACCGATAACATTTTGGTTAGTTTTGTGGTATCATACACACCAAGTGTTGCGTTCGAACCATCAAATTCTTTCATACTAACTGAACCCAACACGGATTTATCATCAGAAATGA